CCTCTGCTTTTTTCTTTTCTTCTTCCTCAGCCTTATAAGTTCCGTCGCCTCTTTTCTTTGCTGTCTCAAGCCCGAATGAAGCTAATGCTCCCGTGAAAACCGAGGCTATGAAAGTCGGGTCGATCCTTTCTTGTTTACCTAAACCGGGCAATTCTACATAGTTTAAAGTTAAGATAAACCCGCTCCAAATAACAACACCCAAACGCACAAAAGTAGATAAGACTTGAAGTTGTTCTTCTTTATCATCCAAGCCCTCCTTCAGCTTTTGGAGAGGATTCTTCTTCTTTGGTTCGTTTTCTTTTGTTTCTGCCATGCGAAAAAATTAAAAAGCATACCTAATCTATACATAAATCGTTCAAAAGTAATGAAATTTCTTAGTCAAGAGCAGAAGGAAGTAATAGCAAAGGCTCATGGCTTAACAGTTGATCAAATTAATAAAAGAATTGAGATATGGAGTTTGATTAACGATCCAGACATATCAAAGCCTGATTTAATTGAAGCTCAAAAACAATGGATTAATATTCAACAAGGATATTGGCCGAATGTTAATGCCTGAAATTTATGCTGCTTTAATTGGAGCAATGGTAAGTGCTTTGCTTATGGTGCTTGCTAATAGGTCAAGTAAAAGGCAAGGAGACATCCGAGAAATATTTCATCGCTTAAATAAAATTGAACAGGATTTAGCTCGCATCGAGCCTGACAGAAATAGAAATTGGCGTAAAAGGTAAAGTTTAGCTAGTTTTTTATTAATGGATAAAGAACTTGCTCTTTTGGAACTTTTGGCAATTCCTCCTTCAATGGAAGAAGAGCTTGCAATGGAGAAAAGGATTTTAGAAATAAAAGAATGTCAAGATTTAAATGAGCTAAAAGTTTTGGCTGCTGCTATTTCTAGACAAAATTATCATCAAAGTCATTTTATTGCTAACTGTCTCAATCAAATGGCAGGGCTTCAATCTAAGTTATATAGGCTTGAAAATACACCAAAAAAAAAGTCATTCCTCAAAAGAATTTTCTCTTAAATACCTATCAATTAATTTCTTTTTACTTAAATGGCTTGTTGTTCCAACCATTGCTCTTAATTGTCTATTACTTAATTTGGGTAGAAAAGAAATAAAGCCTTCATTTGGTTTAGGGCTTCTATAAACAAAAGGAGAGCCAAGCCAATCAAGTAATCTCATGGAATATATTTTTTGTTTGCATCATAGGCATTAGACATTCTTTCAAGTAATTCTAATTTTTTTGAAATCTTTCCAAGGCCAGTAAAGAGACCATGGAATTTGTGTTTTTTATTGTCTCGGCCGTCAAGTTTGTACCACCGATTCATTTGTTCAACTCTTTTTCTGTCTTCTTTTAATTGGGTCAAAGAAATGGACTTATTTGTCATTTTTTTAAATTATGGTTATTTTAAGAAAGATCTCTTTTGGTCCCCAGAGATCACTTCGGTAAAAATGGAATGTTAAGGAAATCCCCTTGGAGTAGCACCGAGGGGATTTTTTTTATTTAAAAATGCTCGCTGGTTCAGAATCTAAAACAATGGCTTTGTGACCTTTGCCATATTTTTCTAAGACTCTTTGATGAGCTTTTTTCTTGCTTGTTGAGATTACATATTCGTCAAACCTTTCATTGTCAGGACTGACAACACGCACCCTATAGCGAAGGGTATCTCCCCATCGTGGTAATTGATAAGCCATTAGAAATCATCAGCTTGGTTAGCTGGCTTTTTATCTAAGAAGGTAAAATCATTAACGGTCAAATCAAAAGAAGATCTTTCGGAGCCATCTTGGGCTTCATACTTTCTCAAATTGCCTTTTCCGCTAACGGCAATCTTAGAGCCTTTTTTTAGACTGTTTAGGATTAGCTCTGCTTTGTTTTCACCAAACATGGTGCAATTGATCCAAGTAGTTTGATCCTTTCCTGTCTTGACTCCTAAGCTAAAACCAACAGCAGGGTAATCTCCTAATTGCTTTCTTTCTGGGTCTTTTCCAAGGTTTCCGATTGCATTGATGTTGAGCATGATGAATTAAAAAAAGATTCAATAATGTGAATGAGTGCTTGATTTTGATTGAGTTTATTGTTGTGCATAAACGCACGAACTTTCTGAGATAAGAGGACAGGAAGCCGCACTTGAAACTGCCTGTCTCTTCTCCTTCTATCGGCCTGTGCTTGTGGGGTTCCTAAGGATTCCATGCTCGATAAAACCTCTCGTGCTTTTTAGTCTTTATATGAGGCGAAATTTTTGCCCCTTTTGAAAGTTCAAAAGCATCACGAAAATCACTAAAGAATTTTAATTTATTAGGATCTTCTCTAATTAAGCCTAAAAGAATATTTCTTTCTTCTTGGTCTAATGGCTGGTCATCATCAGGCACGCCCGCTATGGGAATGACTTTTGCATTTGATTGTTTTAGCTCCGGCTCTTTCCAAGGAGAAGGTTTACTGCCTTTTGTTTCTTCACGAACAATGGTGTCTTCCATGTTCATATCCATGTCAGGCTCTAGACCTAAAATCATTTTTAAGGCATAGCGTCGGGAATATGTGGTTATTCCTCCCCACTCGTGCATGATGTCTTTTTTAGGGTTTTTGCCTGTTGGATCTGGAACAGGTAAACGACTTTTTAAAAAGGCACCGCTTTTATGAAAAAGAGTCGTGACGATTATTGTTCTTGATTTGTCGCCTTCGTAGCAAGAAGCATATTCGTAAGTTTGGCTTTGAGCTAACCCGACTTTATGCAAGGCAGGATTAACGACAGAAAGAAATTTTTCTAAAGGCGTGTATTTATAACCGTAGCCTTCTTTGTCTTTAGCAATAGAAGGACAGGTTTGTTGAAATTCAATTAAAGCTTCAATCAGCTCGGAGGACGGTGAGTCTAATGTAGACCCCCTCTCGTTCACAGATAGTGGCATAACGGCGTAAAGAAGTTAAGGAAACAATTTGAGAATCATCTTCATAAGCAACCCCAGTCAAAGCATCAGCGACGGCTCTAATTAATTTCTCTATGTCTCCCACTCTTGATGTGCAATGGATAGGAGCACTAGGCTTTAATTTACCGTTAGTTCTTAAGTGTGACTTTGGGCGTTTAAATAAAAATTCAGTCTCTAAGTGTACTGGTATTTTGGCATGCCAGCAGTTAGTTTGCAACTGTAAGGCGGTGATCTTGATATGTTTTCTCCAATCCTTAACATGAGGACTAGATTCAATAAGTCGCCCACCTCCAACATGCCTTTTGCTGCCCTGTGGGCGAGGTCGGCCTTCCACAAAAAACAAGAGGCCATCAAGAGATCTGCCCCCAATTTCCTTTAGGTTTTTGTTCACGAAGTTGGAAAAAGCCTTTTAAATCAGGGTATTGATCCATAACATCTCGTGCAGCAAATGAGGTGTAGTTATTGTTAATTTTTAACCCCATATCGCCTGTCGAAGTTCTGGACTCCCACCTAAGGATATGAAATAGTCCGTCCATTGAATAACGAGTATGTCCGTAGCTTTTAAGTTCTAAAGCTAATTGAGCTAAATCATTAATTAAGGACGGGTTTTTCTTTTTACATTTTTCCCATTGAATAGCAAGCTTAGAAAGAGGCTTCGCTGCCTGCCATAGAGGTAAATCATGAATCATTTTTCTCTAAGGACTTTTGAGCTTGTGCGACAAAATCAAGGGCTTCATCAACCATGCCTTCGTTATGTTGGCGAGCAAGGGCTTTTAATTGATTTAAAGAATAGGCGGCTTCTTTTAATCTTTTTTCTGCTGCCCTGCATGTTGAGTCAAAAAGGTCTTGGTTCTGGACGACAGTTTTTATCGGTAAATAAGCTTTCGCCGTTTGAACGTGGACATAAACTGGTTCAGTTTCGCCTTCTGGTTTTTCTATCTCGATTGATTTAATCAAGGCTCTTGCTTGGTGATGTCTAAAATTTTCAGCCGCTATCTCGTCATCCCACTCAAAGATGCGATGAAGCGTAGCTTTTTGGCTTCTTGATTCGTCAACGACCAAAGAGGGCGTTAGTTGCCCGTGCCTTTTATGTATGCGAGCAAGTTCTTCACCTGCATCTTGAGCTTTTACGCCTCCTTGGACGAAAGCTGTTTTTTTGTAAACGTAGTTGTGCATTTTTTAAAAAAGAAATTAAGTACATTGTGCCTGCATTGGAAAGCCTTATCACTCTCCGCCTCTTCTCTCCGATCCCCTCCTCTCCTGCATTGCAAAGCCTTATCAGTCCCCCCTTTCCTCTCCGTTTCACTCCTTTCCTGCCTGACCTCTACGCTCCCTGCATTGTCTTACCCCTCGCTGTCTTGACGCTCCTCTCCTGCCACGCCACCCCGCTACTCTTCGATCCTCTTCTTTCCAATACAAAACGCAACGCTCCTCGCCTGCCTGACCTGATCGTTCCAAGGCGGGACTTACCAGACCCGACCATGACCCGCCCGTTCTCTCCGTGCCTGCCTCGCCTATTCGCACTTCGCCAGTCCCGAACTCTTCACGACATTCCTTACAGGCCATGCCTGCGGCTCCGGCCCTCGACAATCCCCAACGTAACGCTCCCCTCCATTCCTGCCTCGACCCGTCGCAACTTACCGTGCCAATACGCTGTCTGCCTCAACTACCGCTCCTCTCCTGCCTTTCAATCCGTGCGACTTTCCACCATTTCACGACGCTTCGTTCCATTCCTGCCTCCACGCTCCGCAACATTCCGCCACATTCCATTCCCCGACCCACCTGGCTTCGCCTGCCTCTACGCTCCACGCCGTGCCGATCCGGTCCCCGACAGTCCCATCCTCTCCTGCAATTCCAAGCCATTTGTCTAATTAAACAATCTCAAATAATCCAAAGCCTAATCCCGCCGATTGCTTTGAATCAGGTCGCCCTTCTCCAATCCCAACTTGTAAACCAACCCTTGCAATTAAATTCGCAATGTCGGCTTCCGTTAGCATCCCAGCGTCATATCTGATCCTCAAAGTAGCTCCCCATTCTCTATACATAGGGCGGCTTCTTAAATCAATAACGCCTGTTGCATTTCTTGTTGGTGCGACCCATTGCTCGGCTTCCCCATTTGTAATTTTCACTAAAGGGGCTCCGTCAACTTTGTCAAAGCCATCTTCTATTACGGAAAAGGCTAGTTTTGCGTGGGTCATTTTAAAGCCACAAGCTCGGCACGCACTAATAGCTGCATTCCTAAAGGCGGCGGCGTGGATGCCTTCCCAACCTTCATGTGAAATATGCTTTGCCCCTTCAAAAAGAGCATCAAAGTCTTTAGCCTCACGAATCTTTCGACTGCGTGAAGTGCTTCCGGCTTCTTGCGTTTGCCTCATTTGATCCATTGCCTTAGCACTAAACCTGTTAATAACAAGTGGTGCAATGCCTTTTAAGGTCAAATTGATCCGCCTAAAATCTGGCGGTGAAATTGCAACTGTTGTAGCAGTTGTTTTTGTAGCAGCTTTTGTAGCCATGGTAAAAACGATTTAGTTTTAAAAAACGAGGGTTTTCCGCTTTGGCCTATTGGTTATCGCTCTGTTATCCCCCAATAAAAAAGAGGCTTGATTAAGCCCCTTGTAATTTGATCTTGATTTTGATCAAACGTCCAACTAAGCCTCTGTAATAAGTAAGTTGGCGTTTTGCTTCTTTGACCTCTAAAAGATTTCCTCTTGCGATTGCAAATTGGTAATCTTCGTTGGCTTTATGAAAGCTGGTTTTGGCATGATCTAACTCAATTGCTAGTGCCGAAAGTTTTGCAGAAATCATGAAATTAAAAAGTGTGGGATCTCGCCCTATGAATGTATTATGGCATGCCAAGCAATAAAAAGCAAGGGGAAAAGATAATTAATCCCCTTTTATTTTTTAGTTGCTGCAACAGGTTTATCCTCTTTTTTGTCTCCGTTTGTCTCGTCAAGTTTGCTCCATTTTCTTTCAAAGTCGTGATGCTTTTCTACTAAATTTTCTGCTAAATAGCATAAAACATCTGTATACTCCATTATTTGCTCAAAACCTTCAGCCTGATTTTTTCTTCTAATGGCACTTTCTAACGCATTAAGAGCATCAATTCTTGCATTGATAGCGTCAAGGACTGCGTTTTGATCAGCACTTAGGTCTACGTTTTCTTTGGCTGTTAAGCCTTTAAGGTTTTTTGTCATTAATCAGGCTCACAGGTAGTGGTGAAATCTCCAAAAATAGGTCTGTCTTCTTCTTCCTCTTCTTTGCAGCAATCGCAAATATAAGGTTGAAGCGGCTTCTCTCTGACCATTGCCGCCAAAACTAAAAGCACTACTTTTTCTGGTGGCTGCTCATTATTAAAAAGAATCCCGACCTTTGCTTCTTTGCTTTTATCCATAGAAGTGGTAAAAGCAATTCCGTCTTCGCAGACAATTAGAGAATCTTTTAAAGACTGACCAGCATCTTTATCTACTGGCGACTGGCTAAATAAAAGTCCTTTTCCTAGATCTAAGTGCTGCACATAATAAGGTGCATAATCCTGGAAACATTTATCAAATTCATGCAAGCCTGTATCTAAATATTCAGAAAAGCGTGTGGCAACTGGGCCTAATGGCTCTTCCTTCTTTTTCTTTCTTTTTGGCATTAGTCAGTCTCCATGATTTTGTTTAATGGGGTTGGATCAAAATGTCGATCTCTTTCAATTGGCAAATCTAAAGGGCCTCTTACTTTTTCAAGCTCCTTGAGATTAAATTCTCCCAGTTCACGCTCTAGCCCTTGAACAAAACCAAAGCATTGTTGTGTTTCAGGGTCATATTCTGTAATCCACCAAGTCCAAGAAGAGTCAGGTGTAAAAAGTTTGACCCAAGCGGTTACGTCCTTTTCATTAACTCTCCCCTCTTTTTCATTCTCTCCAAGTTTAGGAAGCTTTTTTAAAAGCTCTTTTGTTAGTAATTTCATTGGGTAGCAACCAAAGGGTTTCACCTAAAAAACCCCCTGACAAAAGCCAAGGGGTAAAAATTTATTGTTTCGCTTTATGTAATAAAAAGCTCAACTGTTTTTTGAACTAGGTCGTCATCCTGTGGGTTAGAGCGAAAGATCTTGCCGATCTGGTATTGCTGCTTTGCAGTTAGCTCGCCGCCTAAGCTTTCTTCTACCTGCTGGATGAAATCGTGAAGTTTCATTTTAAAGTCCTTTGGTGTGGAGTCTCCCCCTTCCTTGTATTATGGCATGCCAATAGACTAAAAGCAAGCCTAAAAGTCATTATTTAATATGTCATATTCCAGCCATGTCTCTTCCCATTTTTCTATACATTCATCTACTTCTTGCTCAATAACTCGACATAGCTTTGGGCCTGAAATCACCGTGCAGCATTTATCAATAACGACCTCTGGATGATGCAGCTTAATCATCGAAGCGTAAGCACCTAATTGTTCTGTTGCTGGCTTTCTGCTTTTGGCAGCTTTTAAGGATGAGCATGTTTTAAGGTCGCCTAAAAGTGTCCGGCCTTCTTGATCCTGCAATAAAAAATCAAATGATCCACCTAATGATCTTCCTTCATCGCATAAAGCATATTCAGTAGCAAAAAGAATTGACCCTTTAAAAAAATCTTGATCCCTTATCGCTTTTGTCCAATCTTGCCAATCTGGTAAATCTTTTGGGTTTTTCTTTTGCAAGAAATCATCTGTATAAGCGTGAATATCTTTTCCCCTCTTTTCCCACCCCTTTGGCCCTTCTCTGTATTTTTCTATAAAAGCCATCGAAGCCTCGTCAATAAAATATCCAATAACAGAAGAAACATTATTCAAAAGCCAATCGCCTTTGTATCTATAACGGTGCTGTTCTGGATAATATTGTAATTCCTTTATAGTTGGGAGCATATTTAGGGGTGGCAAACTGGCTTATTTACGGCACAATATAAGCCAACCTCATTTTTCGGCAATGCCTGAAGAGCAACTCAAATCTGACTACAGAGTCACCATTGATGAACGGATTATGGAAGCTTTAGATCGAAAGCGTCCTATTGGATTAAGTCGCACTGCTTGGATTAATTTACTTTTACAGCAGTCGATAGTTGAGCAGCCGGAACGAATTGATGCTGTTGCTTGTGACGTTTGATATAGAAAAGGAGCGGTGGGCCTATGGGATGCTCCAATGGGTTCCCTACTCAATGAAACCAGCACCTTTTGATATTGCTCTAGCTAAAAAAAATTTCTACAGCAAGATGCAAAAAGAACGCAGCGATGCGGCACTAGATCAATTTGAAAAAGATCATCCTTACCAATCCAGCGAAGAACTAATCGCTTTTAGAAAGCTGGAAAAACTTGGAATTTATACACAAAGCGATTATTTCTCACCATGTAAAGCAGCGAATGGACATTACACAAGAAGACTCCGAGAGTTCGAAAGCAACCTTAGAGGACGCTCAACAACGAGTTCAAAACCTAAAAAGAGCCGCCGAAAAAGTCGTTGGCTCTACTTCTGATAGTCAAGATCGTTTATTGCTTTTGCGTGAGCATGCTGAAGAAATTGGCCTGCCTATTTCAAGAACTGAGGCGGCACATTATTTAGCACAAGCGGCGGGTAGAAATGTTGGTATCCCTGAGCCAAAACGAGGTGGAGCAAAACTTGACGTTTCACCTTTGCCTTGGCTTTGGGAGGGGGTCATTATGCGTGGTCGTCAAAATCTTTTAGTGGCACCTCCGAAGATCGGAAAATCTGCCCTCATGGTGGCAATGGCTTCTGCTGCCATAGGGGGGCGGGAGGAATTTTTGAATCTCCCAATATGTGGAACGATCAATCATCTGATCATCGTAGGCACCGATCAAAACGTCTCCGACTGGTGGGTTTTGTTTGAAAGGGAAGGGCTTGGGAAAAAGACCCTTGATTCTTCTGGGCAAACAATCCATGAGTTAAGCGAGAAAGTTATTTTTTGGAGCCTCGAAGACAATGTCCAACTTAACGATGCAGGGATTGAAGCGATCTCAAAACTAGCGGCTGAAAATCCTGGGTCTTTAATTATCATCGACACCTATCACGCTTGCATCAGCCAACTTGGAATTGAAGAATCAAACTCCGATTTTGATATACCTGCTCGTCAATTAGAAATGATGTTGGCGGGGACGGGATCAACTACCGTCTTGATTCACCACACGAATAAATCTGTTTCGGGTGGAAATGCCATCTCGGCCTCCCGAGGAAATAATAGCTTAGCTGGAGCAGTTAGTTGGTCGGTTTTACTTAATTGGTTAAGAGTTCCACTTGAAGGGCAAATGCAAACGGACCATAGAATTGCTTGTAAGCCTATGGGAAGAAGTAAAGCAACCAGTTTGGTTGTAGAGCTAAAAGATGATGGTTGGATTTCTCATGGCAGCGGTGAGGATGCTATGGCTGCTGAATCTTTAGCTGATGCAGAAATGAACCTGCAAGGCAGACAGGGTGATATTTACGATCATGTTTGCAAGCTTTGGGAAAATCAAGTTCATGCAACTGCTGCTGAGGTCGCTTCCCAATTCAATATCAATAATGAAAAAGCCCACCGAGCACTTAGGGCTTTAGAAAGAAAAGGTCTATTAATTCAAGATGGAACTAAAACGACAGTTGATTCTGCTTTAGGAGGAAGACCCGCTTTACTTTTTAAGCCAACTAAAAAGGACTTTTCCTATGCCCCAAAAAGTGGGGGATTAAGGGGAAAAAGGGAAGAAACCCCCTCGCGTACACATGAAATAGATAATTTATCCCCTTTACCCCCTTTACCCCCCGAATCTGGGGGAGGCGAAAAAAAGATCGCTATAATTAAAGGAACCCCAATTCAGCGTCTTATGCCTGACGGCAAATGGAAAAACGGTTGGGTCGTTTGGGACGGCACTAACCCGCATGACATGACAATCCAACCTTTAGGAAATTCCCAAGTCAAAATCAGACGTCAGCGTTGGGGTATTGACGTTCGTGAATGTTTAGCTGGACCTTTCGCCCAAGAGGATGAATATGATTTTTAAAGACAATTACGAAGAAAGCATCAAAAAGGCAAAAGCCCAAGACAATAAAAAGCTAGAAGCAATTTGCCAAAAGCTTGAAGATGACATCCTTCAAAAGTACAAAAAAGCTTTAGAGGACCAAGGCATTCATTCCGATCATTTGGGGATCTTCTTGCCAAAATAGCAATGGCATGCCATAATGTAGTTACGGGGGAGACCCCACACTTTACGAGGTTTTATGACTTCTTCGACACGCATCCTTAGCCAAATGCTCAAACCTGAGCTTTTACAAACTGCTCAAGGATTAGAGAAAAGGATAGAGGCACAAGAAAAAGCAACAATGACGCTTTTTTACCTTTGCATTACTGCAATAACAGCCGCCTTTATTTTTTAAGCAAATGAACGTACTTGAATGTAACGATTGGCTAAAGCAAAGAAATTACAGATTGATTTGCCGCCAAAACCTATCAGACCAAACTAATGAGTATGAGGTTATTAATCCCGATCATTGGTCAAAACGATTTAATGAAAAAGATTTAATCGAATGGGTCTCTAGAGAAGCTCACGAAGCTGAAACTAAGTATGTGAATTTTATGAACTCTATGTGCTAAATCATTACGCCCCCTTCATAGGGGGTTTTTTATTCTTATTAGCCTCCTTCGGGAGGCTTTTTTTATGTCCCTTATTAAAACTTACCTCCATAAAAAAATGTCTGATTTCCATGAAACCGCACTTCTCAAATACGAAGAAGAGCAAGACCAACTCCACAGAGAAGAACTCGAAAGGGAACAAAACCCTAAAAAATACTGGCTAATCACAACTTCAGATTGGCATGAATACGCAAATACTGAAGAAGAAAAACAAGAGTTTATCGACCTTGCTAAAAAAGATAATCTTAAATTCTCATGTTCTGAACACATCCAAGGAGAAACTTACTAGCCTTTATTTGTTGAGGGAGCTTGACGCCTTTTGTCGAAGTGGGCTGAAAGGTATAACCGTCTAGAGCATGACGGGAAGCCAAAGCGGGGTGTGCCCGATCCATCCCCTCAACTATTATTGAAAAAAACACTTCTGTATGGCAGACCAAACATCAATCAAAACTCTCAAATCTGACCATAAAAACGCAAGAAAAAGAACCGACAGATCAACTTCTTTAATTAAAGAATCTTTAGAACGCTTTGGTGCAGCACGCTCCATTGTTATAGATGAAGACAACAGAATCCTTGCAGGCAATGGAACCGTTGAAGGTGCCAAGTCGGCAGGGATTAATAATGTTCGGGTCATAGAAACTGACGGTCAGGAAATTATTGCTGTTAAAAGAACTGATCTATCAGAAGAAGATAAGGTCGGGCTTGCTTTAGCTGATAACCGATCATCCGACCTGTCTGATTGGGATAAAGAAATGCTCCAGCAGCTTTCAGATGAGCAGGACATTTCCCCTTGGTTTGAAAAAGATGAACTTAACGAGCTTTTAGGCGATTCCAATCAAGAAGAATTTTCTACTGGCAGGCCGGAGGGCGACCCTAGAAAACTTTCAGATCTTTTTGGTGTCGTTCCCTTTTCCGTTCTTAATGCTCGTGAAGGCTGGTGGCAAGAAAGAAAAAGGTCTTGGATTGCTTTAGGCATTCAGTCCGATATTGGTAGGGAAGGTAATCTTTTAAAAATGTCAGACACAATTCTTCAGCCTGACGAAGCCTTAAGAACTCTAAAAAAGACCTTAGAAAATACAAATATCAAGTCAATAGGATCAACAATGGTTTCGGCTGTTCCTCAGTACTACACAAAAAAAGACAAAGGAATGACCGATGAAGAAATAGCTCAAGAATTTCTTGCTAAAGGTTCACAAGTGGCAACAGGCACCTCAATCTTTGACCCTGTTCTCGCTGAGCTTGCTTATACATGGTTCAGTCCAGTTGGCGGCACAATCATTGATCCTTTTGCTGGTGGTTCTGTTCGAGGTATTGTCGCTTCAAAAACAGGTCGGGATTATATAGGCGTTGATTTAAGGCCAGAGCAAGTAGAAGCAAATGAAAGACAAGCGGAAGATATTTGCACAGAAAATAAACCTTCTTGGCATGTAGGCGACAGCAGAGATATTCATCAAATTTGCGACGGCTTTGAAGCTGACATGATTTTTAGTTGTCCTCCCTATGCTGACCTCGAAGTTTATAGCGATGACGAAAGGGACATTTCCACCCTTTCCTATGAAGATTTTGTCGCTGCTTATAAAGAAATAATCGTTAAAGCCTGCACCCTTTTAAAAGACAATTCTTTTGCCTGCTTTGTCGTTGGTGAAGTGCGTGACAAAAAAGGCATTTACCGTAATTTCGTGGGCGATACAATCAATGCTTTTATAGAAGCTGGTCTTGATTATTACAATGAAGCAATTTTAATTACAGCGATTGGCACCCTTGCTATTAGATGCGGACGGCCTTTTGAAACATCAAGAAAGCTAGGCAAAACCCACCAAAATGTACTTGTCTTTGTCAAAGGTGATCCCAAAAAAGCAACCGAAAAATGTGGCACCTGTGAATTTAAAAACCCTGAAAGTTTAGAGTTTGACGACGTTTCTACTACCCTATAAACAAATTAATAAATAAGTGGCAGCTAAAGAATCCACAAAAGCAGAAATAGAATTAAGGGTCGCTCGCCTTGCTCGCATCATTGCGACGGGTGGCAGGCGGTCAGATTGCGTGCGGTACGCCGCTGAGAACTGGGGGGTGAAGGAAAGGACTGTAGACAGCTATCTAAACAAGGCTAGAGCTCAAATAAGGGCTGATTGGGATATAGAGCGACCCCAGATGATCGCCGACTTATTAGCCCAATGCAGCACCTTACAAATGGAAGCCAGAAGGTCGGGCCAATATCACATCGCCTTGGGTGCAATTAATACAGCAGCAAAGTTAGCTTCCCTTTGCTCGTGAGTTTTTTAGACACTGCCAAAGAAGGAAAGGTTTGCTATCAGGCAGCAGGGGGCGATGATTTAAATGTCGATAATTTATTACAAAAGATAAAGTCAGATCTTCATCCTGGACAGCTTGATTTTGTCAATGATTCTTCTACTGAAATATTAGGCTTATCGGCTGGTTATGGAGCCGGAAAGACAAGGTCGCTTTGTGCTAAGACGGTCAATTTGGCATGCCTTAACCAAGGCTTTACGGGATGCGTCATGGAGCCAACTGGACCTTTGATTCGTGATATTTGGCAAACGGACTTTGAAACTTTTTTAGAGGATTATGAAATTCCTTACACCTTTAGAGCATCCCCTTTACCTGAATATGTTTTGCATTTACCAAAGGGCGACACCAAAATCCTTTGTCGATCCTTTGAGAACTGGTCAAGGATTATTGGTTTGAACTTGGCTTTTGTTTTAGCTGATGAAATAGATACGGTTACGCCAACGATTGCATCAAGAGCCTTTCCTAAAATTCTTGGTCGTCTTAGGTCAGGCAATGTTAGGCAATTTGGAGCAGCATCAACGCCTGAAGGCTTTAGGTGGATGTGGCAAACATTCGGAAGTGATGAAGCCCAAAAAAGAGAGGACCGCCGCTTAATAAAAATGAAAACAGTTGATAATCCTCATTTGCCTTCCGACTTTATTTCAAGGCTTGAAGCCAACTATGACAGCAGCCTTTTACAAGCGTATTTAAATGGGGAATTTACCAACCTGACAACGGGTCAGATTTATGATCGTTTCAAAAGATCTTTACATGTTGTTAATGGACCTTTTGCTTTTGATGAGGAGCCATTAAGGATTGGAATTGACTTTAACGTCGGGAATATGTCTGCGGTTATAGGGGTAAAAATAGGTGAAAAACTAACAATAATTGACGAAATAATTAAGGCTCATGATACAGATGCTTTAGCCAAAGAAGTCATTCGCCGCTATCCTCATCGAAGGATATTTGTTTACCCTGACTCGTCAGGAGGGAACCGTTCAACAAATGCAGCACAAACCGATATATCCATACTCGAAAGTTATGGATTCTCAAATCAAAGCCCGAAAGCTAACCCGCCAGTCCGAGATCGAATCTCGGCTGTCCAAGCTCTTCTTGAGAACGGACAAGGAAAAGTACGATTGGAGGTTGCTGCCTGTTGCAGACGCTTGATTGAATGCTTGGAATTGCAGTCTTATAACGAGAACGGTGATCCTGACAAGGAATCAGGGTATGACCATGTCAATGATGCGTTGGGGTATTTAGTTTGGCGTGAATTTAATCCGTTATTTGCTCGGGCAGGTCGGGGTACAGGCATTAGAGTGTATTGAAAAGCTCAAAGGAAATGTTTAGTTCTATTCTTGTTTTTTTATTTAGGGCATTACCAGCCGGAGAAGTTCACGCTCATGGTGGAGGCGGAGGAAAAAGGGGTAAGTCTTCTAGAGTAGGAGGTGGAGGACTAACGCCTAAAGCAGATAAAAAGAAACAGGCGTTAGTTGACAAATTCCAAAAGAAACAGGACCAGTTTTATGCAACTGGAGATAACAGAGGGCTAAATAAATGGAGGCAAAAGACGTCTTTAACTTCAAGAAAGATTGCTGCTCACCATGAGCTTGGAAAGAAACAAAGAGGAGAAGGAGTGGATTATTCAAAAGCTATTGCTAAATCAATAAAAAGAAATAAACAGGGAAAGTCAAGTAAACAAAGTAAAGAAGATATGCTTAATCGCTCAATTGCAAGGCTTCGTGCAAGGCTAGGAAATGCTCCTACTAATAAGAGAGTGAAATTATAAAAAACGCTAAACTAATTAAAAAATGACTAAAACAATGCTTTCTTTTTTATTTAATTTAATTCCCGCCAAAGAGGTTCACGCTCATGGCGGTGGCGGTGGCGGTGATCGAAGGGGAAAAGGAGGTCTATTGGGGAAAGGCGGCTCGGCAAAATCTGGGTCTAAAAAAGAAGAAGTGAAAAAGCTTGAAACAAGAATTAAGCGTCAAGAAGGGTTTCTTAAGCGAATGAGTCCGTCTAAATATTCAAGAAGAGAAATACAAATAGAAAAAGATCAATTGAAAAGTTGGAAGTCTCAACTTTCAGGTCTTAAATCAACGATGAAAAAAAAGAAATAGAAATAAACTAAACTAATTAAAAAATGAGGGTTCATCGTGTATAGCGGCTACAACTATTACAACCGAGAAAAAACTGCCGTTAAGGATGCAGACATTAATGACCCTAATACTGCATGGTTAGCACAGGAGCCTCATTGGATCTTGATTGAAGATTTAATGGGCGGCACTTTTGAAATGCGTTCTAAACATAGACGCTACCTCCCACAAGAACCCAGAGAATTAGATGAAAGCTATGACAATAGATTAGCCCGTTCAGTTTGCCCCCCTTATTACCAAAGGCTTGAACGCATGCTGGCAGGGATGCTTACTCGTAAACCTGTAAGGCTAAATGATGTCGCTGATTTAATTAGAGAGCAATTATTTGATGTCGATCTGCAAGGAAATGATTTAAACGTCTGGACATACGAAACCGCACGAAAAATGATTCGTTACGGTCATGTTGGTGTTTTAGTTGATGCCCCTGCTGCTGGTGAAAATGGTCGGCCTTATTGGGTCACTTATACGCCCCGAGAAATATTAGGTTGGAGAACTGAATTAGTTGATGGTAGACAAAAATTAGTCCAGCTTCGATTGCTTGAAAAGGTTTTCGAGCCTGATGGCGATTATGGTGAAAAAGCTGTTGAACAAGTCCGACTTTTAACACCTGGTACTTTTGAAGTGCATAAAAAGGACAAGCAAGGCGAATATCAATTAGCAGAATCAGGAACAACAAGCTTAGATGAAATACCTTTCTCAATTGCTTATGCCAATAGGGTAAATGTTATGGAATCTCGGCCTCCAATGGAAGACATCGCCGAGCTAAATCTTAAGTCATATCAAATAGCCTCTGACCTTGATAATCAATTACATATATCGGCGGTGCCAATGCTTGCTTTCTTTGGCTTTCCCCAAAGCAGCGAAGAAGTAAGTGCTGGACCTGGAGAAGCAATTGCCTTTCCTGCTGAAGGTCGAGCCGAATATATTGAAAGCAAAGGAACCAGCTACAATGCTCAATCTGCAAGGCTTGAAGAAATAGCCCGACAGATTAATGAGCTTGGTCTAGCAGCGGTGCTAGGACAAAAACTATCCGCAGAGACAGCAGAAGCAAAACGAATAGACCGATCTCAGGGAGATAGCACGATGCAAGTCGTAGCCCAACAGATGCAGGACATGATTGACAATTGCCTTTTGTTTCATGCAAATTATTTAGGCAGCAACGAGGCTGGTAGCTGTTTTATTAATAGAGATTTCTTGTCGTCAAGACTTGACCCTCAAGAAATAAATGCCTTATTACAAATTAGAGCCCAAAACGAAATCACTCAAGAAACCTTGTTGAAACTGTTGCATGAAGGGGAAGTGTTAGGAGATGACTTTGATATAGAGGAAGAAATTGAATCAACAGAACAAGCTGGTTTAATTGAAATGGATCAACCTGAAATAAAAGCTAGAAAAACAATGCCAGAAGAATCAGCCGAGCCAGAAGACGAAGGAAAAATAGCAGCATAATGAATGAGCACCCCAGAAGCCTTCTATCGGAACGCTATTGACCTAAATCGGTATAGTAATAGCGTCGCTAAAAAAATTGTCGTTTCATATAACGATATTATTTTGAATACAGTTGAGCGTTTGCGTTCAATTGATGAATTAACAGCCCCCCAAACAGCAAAAAGATTGAGATCTTTATTGGCCCAATTAAAAGAAAGCCTTGCAAATTGGACTGTTGATAGTTCAGCTTTTATGACTGATGAATTGCAGGGATTGGCCCTATTGCAAAGTGAGTTTGTAGCCGAGGAATTAAAAAAAGTTGTGTCCGCAGGGACAGCAGGAGATGTCAGAGTCAGGACGGTTGAGGTTAGTCCTAAATTCGCCAAATCTGTTGTCACGACAGACCCGACAAAGATTAATGTTTTTGCTTTGCCGAGGGAACTGGAAGATTCCGTCCTACAGGGAGGAAGCCCCCTTTATAATTTGACGGCTCAAAGGGGATCAGTAATAACTTTGCCTAATGGCATGACAGTAGAAAAAGCTTTTAGAGGATTAGCTTCCTCTCAAGCTGATCTTTTTACTAAGACTGTTCGAAGTGGCTTATTAGCTGGAGAAACGACTCAACAAATAGCTAGGAAATTAAAAGGTCGATTAAATTTCGGACAGGCAGGCTCGGTTAGGCAAATAGCAGAAAAAGGCGGCTCAATGACAAGGATGGCAAACCATCAAGTGATGACAATAGTAAGGACAAGCGTTAATCAGGTTTCAAATGCAGCAGCACAAGGGGTTTATAATGCTAATGAAGATATAACTAAGAAATATGAATATGTTGCGACTTTAGATTCTCGAACTTCTGCGATATGTGGTCGGCTGGATGGACAAACTTTTGCTTATGGAAAAGGTCCAACGCCTCCTCAGCATTTTAATTGTCGTTCAACTACCGTTCCTGTTATTGATTATGAAGGGCTAAAAAAAGAAGGCTTTGATTTTGATGACATAGCAA